AAAACGGTAAAATAATAGAATTGGATGAAAAGAAATATTCAAGTCAAAAGAATTTCTATGAAGAATATTATAAAATAGTTTATAATAAATCACTAAAAGAAGATGACCATAATAAAAAATTAGAGGAATTAATAAAAGGTTTGGAATGTTTTTTTTCTAGTAATAATATATCATGAAAACACGAAAGAGAAAACAAAAAGGAGGTAAAAATAAGACATTTAAAAAGATAGATTTTGAAAGTGCGGATGGAATGTTGACAACGGTATGGGGTCCAAGTATATGGCATTTTCTTCACACAATGTCTTTTAATTATCCGGTAAAACCTACAAGAAAGCATAAAAAACAGTATAAAGATTTTATAATGAGTTTAGGTAAAATATTACCTTGTAGGCATTGTAGAGAAAATTTTCCAAATAATTTAAAATCAATACCACTAACAGAGAATGCGTTAAAAAATAGACATAATTTTTCAAAATGGATGTATAATTTTCATGAACGAGTAAATAAAATGTTAAAAAAAAAATCGGGATTAACATTTAAAGAAGTAAGGAGTAGATATGAGAATTTTAGGTCCAGATGTAGTGAAGATGATAATAAAATAAAAAAGGTAGTATTGCGATATAAAACAAAATCTTCAAAAAAAACACGAAAAAATAAATTGAAAAAAGAAAAAGGATGTACGGAACCATTATTTGGAGAGAAATCAAAATGTATAATAAAAATAGTTCCGAAAGATAAGAAGGTTAAGACATTTCAAATGGATAAGAAATGTATAAAGAGACGAAGAAAAACAAGAAAAAAATAAAATATATTTTAATCTAAATATATTTTAAATGGCAGCACAGAGAAGCAACTTTGTCGATGATGATGATTTTGATTTTAACGTTGGTAGTTCTAGTAGCACAGGTTCAAGAGTAACTAGAAATTCATTATCAATACAAGATAAACCTAAAACAGAATCATGCGTTGGCGCGGCGTGTAAGAAATTATCAAAGATGGGGAAAAATATTAAGAAAAGATTTACAAGAAAGAAATCAAGAGAACGTCTTTTACCAAGAATGTCTGATTTGGATAGAGAATTTAGATCTTCGGATTTAAGTGATTATCAAGGAACACCTTCATTTACAGAATACGGTCAGCTTGGTGGAAAAAGAAAACGACGACGTAGAAGACGAACGCGTAAAAAGAAAGGTGGCAAGAGAAGAAGAACTCGTAAAAAGAGAAAAAGTAGAAAAGGACGTAAGAAAAGAAAAACTAGAAGAAGAAGATAATATTGTATTAATTAATAAATTAATATAATAATTAACCGAAAGCGGAGAAACTATTTAATCTAGGAATAGGGTAAGCAGATTGAGCGGAGAAAGCAGTTTCATTGGGTTTATTGGGGTCATATTTGCCTTTTCTATTAGCAGCTTCCATAACACCAGGAGCATTTTGAGCTGGATTATTTACAGCATTTCTAGTTCTTTTTCTTTTTTCTCTTCTCATAGCAGCGCGGCTTTCACCAGGTTTAATTTTGTTTTTATCTAAATCATCTTCAACTTCTTCATCATCTTCTTCTTTTTTCTTTTTAAGAAGTTGTTTGTATAGAAATTCCATTGAAGGACAATCGGGACATTTTGGACATACTGGAGGAACAATTTTAGTTTTTAAAATATAATCATTTTCTTGTCCTTTGGGAATTTGACTACAAGGTAATCTTCTACGACGTTCGAGAGAACTGGCACCAACCCGTTCTTCATTTACAGCATGGTTATGTTGAAGACTATGCAATCGTAAACATCTATAATTAGGGTCTTGAGCTTCATATTGAGAACCGGTGGATGTGTCAGTAGGAGAACCGCCTTTAGGTGGATGACAACCTACTTTTCCGAATTCTTCACGAGCCATTTTAGTGATTTTAATTTTTTCAGCATCTGGAGTATCAGGGTTGCTAATTAAAGCTTTATACATACTAATACTCATCTCGTGTCCTCTTTTTTTTTCTGGTGTATTCGCTTGTTTTTCCATACAAGCAAGTTCTTCATCGGTGAGCATCATTTTAGGCGGAGTATTTGCGGCAGTAGCGGCAGCTTGAGCTCTTTTAGCACGACATTCGGCAGTTTTACAATCAGCAAAGTGTTGTTTTTTAGCGGCTTCAATGCTATTAGAAGCAGCGTAATGTTTCATTTGAATGTCCTTTGGTATTTTTTTAGGAACAACACTACACATATAATCTTCGTGAAGATGCTTTGGTTTTTCAATATTTTCATATGCTTCTTTAATCCCTAAAATACCCCATCCACCAACAAATACAGATAGTAAAACAATAACCAATAAATGTATATTACTAAGTTTCATATAAATTATAGTATGAAAAAAATATTATAAAATATTAGTAAATTATATATGCCAGCTTTGACACATAACAGAGTAAAAAATGGGTTCAACGGAGGAAGAAGATTAAAAAATGCTAGAACAGCCTGTCCGAAAACACAAATACCAACTTGTACGGCAGGAGATGTTGAGAGGAGAAATGCAACACAAAGTATAATAGGTTCAAGAAGTAGATTTGTAAGAGCAGCAATAAAACGTAGAGTATGCTTTACAGATAATAATGGAAATAAAGTTTGTAATTAATTTAAAGAATAAATAATAATTTAAATTAATGTTAAGAGTAGCACATTTTTTAAAGAAAATAGAAGCAGGAGTAGATGAAGCAGGAAGGGGTCCATTATTTGGGAGAGTATATGCTGCAGCAGTTATATTAAATCCAGAATTAGAATATGATGGTAAATTAATAAAAGATAGTAAAAAACTATCAAAAAAAAAAATTTTAAAGAGCGAACAATATGTAAAAGAAATGGCGATAGATTGGTCGGTTGCTTATAGCGATGAAAAAAGAATAGATGAAATAAATATATTACACGCGACACAAGAAGCAATGCATAAAGCAATTGATAATTTGAATGTAAGACCAGAACATTTATTGATAGACGGCAATTATTTCAGTCCATATAAAAAAGTAAATTCAATGTGTGTAGTAAAAGGAGATTCTACATATTTATCTATAGCAGCAGCATCAATATTAGCGAAAACAGCAAGAGATAGATATGTGCGAGAATTATGTGAAGAAATACCAGAATTGGATAATTTTTATGGTATACTAAGTAATAAAGGTTATGGTTCAAAGGGTCATCTTGAAGGAATAAAGAAACACGGAATAACAAAGTTTCATAGAAAGACATTTGGGAGATGTAGAGAGAGTAAATTGAATAAACATATTAAATATTAATAGTTTTAATATTAAAATGACAAAAGTAAAGTTCTTAATTTTCGATACAGAAACGACGGGATTATTGCCTGCGAGCCAACATAGGGTTCACCAATACAATACATATCAATATCCATATATCGTTCAATTTAGTTGGATGATATATGATAATAGTGTAAAACAAGTTACAAAAATAGAGGACCACGTAGTAAGATTGCCAGAAGGAATGGATGTTCCGTTAGAAAGTTCTAAAGTTCACGGAATAACTACAAAAATTATGCGAAAATTAGGGGAAAATATATTAGATGTATTAAAAATATTTACAAAAGATTTATTGGATTCCGATTACATTGTAGCACATAATATAAAATATGATAAAACAGTAGTAAGCGCTGAATATATAAGAAATAATAAAATAGATTGGATCGGGAGACATAGGAAAAAGGAGTTTTGTACGTTGGCAAATAGTATCAATATTTGTAATATAATGAAACTATCAAAAAAAGGGAGACCATATAAAAAATTCCCTAAATTGATGGAAACACATCAAACGTTATTTAAAACAATTCCAAATAATTTACATAATTCATTGATTGATATTTATGTATGTTTCAGGTGCTTTCATATGTTAGAATACGGATTTGATATATTAGAGAAAAATAAAGAATTTAAAAAAGAATTTAACCGCTTATGTGGTCTTTAAAATTAGCGTCGTATTGATTTACGTCTTGTTCTACGTGTTTTTTTACGACGACGGGTTTTTTTACGACGACGGGTTTTACGCTTACCTCCCTTTTTAACCGCATTATTTAATGTCAACCATTTAATTTGTGCTTCCCATCTCAGGGCTTTCTGGCCCCAAACAAGTTCATGATTATTATAATTGTAAGTTTTTTCTTTGATATCTCTAACTAATTCTGTTTTTTCGTATAGTAAATAGTCGGCACTAACAATAGGAAATATTGTAGTAACATCATTATACGTAAAAGAATTAGGCGGAGTATGAAGTCCACCAAAACTATACCACTCTTTTCCATCTTTTTTTAATTTTTGAATTACAACATCATGAACATTTATTGGGTCAAATCTTTGAAGTATACCTGGTATTTCATTTATATTTCTTTTATTCCTAGGAAGTGCTTCTTGTAAAAATTTCTGTTCCGATTCTATTCTTTGATCTTTATTCCAAGGTTTCCATATTCCTATATCACAATAAGCAACCCAATTTTTAATTGTTGTGTTAGACGCGTAAAATGTTCCTCTAACTGTTACAGGCTTCTCAGGTGAAGCTTCTATCAATTCTTCTGTTTGAAAAGATATTTTTATTGTATCTTCTCTAACTAATAAAGCAGATATTTGAATAACATTATTCATATTTAAATAATTTTTCAAATCTTTTAACAACTCTGTTTGATTTTCTTGTAAAAAAGTATCGACCATTTCAAATATTTGTTGCGCGACTTCTTGATAATTCCAAGATGATATCCTTTCATTTTTTGGATATACTTTAAGATCTAAATCTTCAGTTGGATATGTTCCTTTTGTATGTAAAAAGGTTGCCATACCACCTGAAATTATAACAAAAGAATCGAGTAAGTTCTCTTTCATTAATTTTTGTAAATGAACTAATAAAAAATTCCATGTTTTTAGATTATTGTTATGTTTAAAATCTTTAAAAATACTCTTTTTTAAATCGTACATTTCTTTTTTTTCTTGATCGGCGGATACTTTTAAATTATCTTTTATATCTAATTCAACATCTTTCATACTAGCAATTTTCGGTGGGTCTCCTAATTGTGTTGGTGATTGACTTTTTGATTTCTTTTTCTTCTTCTTTTTTTTCTTTTTTTGCTTTTTTGCTTGTTCTTTTACACCTGCTTCTACTTCTTCTAGAACCAAGCTCTGAGCGGCTTTTCTGGAAGCATGTGAATCTACTTTATCAACCATAGCAAATTCTTCATTAGTAGGACTTTTTTTTCCAGATTTTTTTGCTCTTCTTCTTTTCGCGAGTTCTAATGCAGATTTTTGCGGAACACTCATAGCCGCCGTTGCTGCTAGTAATTGAGCTTCTGAAGACATTTGAGCTCTTTGTTGTATTTCTAACCATTTTTTGAAACTATTTCTAGCTAATCTTAAATTAATATTTTCAACCGGAAAGGCGATTGATTTTTTTAATACAAAAACAACTTGTTCTCTTTCACCGTCGGTTAGTTTAATATCTAATCTATGGTCGTCTTTTAAAGCCAAAGGTATTTTTAATCTATCTATTAAAGGTCTTTTAATAAAAACATGGTCGGTATTTTTATAATTATAAGGCAAAAGATGTTGTTTCTGGAGCGCCAAATCCCATTGAAATCCAAAAGGAGGCGGATCAAAAAATATACGCGCTAGATCCATAAATTCTTTTTTTTCATCTGCTGGCAAATGTCCACAAAAAGCACTTAAATGGGCTTCATTTTCTTGTAATATCTTATCAGAATCGCCTGGTTTAACAACAACGATATCTCGTCCTTCATGCCAATTTGGGTGGTGTAATGAAGTAACTGTAACTCTTACATCTCTTTGATGATCTGGCGAATCAACAATGATAGGTTTTAAAGTAAATTCTGGAAAATCTGGTTCTCTAGCTAATTCTATTTTTTGCTTTACTGATTCCTCCGCAGCGGCCATCATTGATAAAACTTGTGGGTTTGAAAAGTCGATATGTTGTGGAATTGCATTGAGAACTTGTCCAATATATCTTTTCAAATGGAATTGATGTATAATATAAAAGAACCTATCATCAGTAAATGGTTGTATAACTGGTTCTAAAGCTTGTTTTACAAATTCAAAATGTTCGAAATAATCATTATCTTTCCACCATTCTGGAACTAAAATAAAACAAAAATTTAATTTTTCTATATTGCCATTATTATTAAGAAACTCTTGACTAGGAGATGGGTCTAATAACATAGACCAATTAAAATCGGGGTCCTTAATATTTTGAGATACCCATCGGTCATATAAATGGTGTGCTTTCATTTGTAGAGCATTTAATTTAATTATTTTTTGTCTTTTTAATAACAACATAATGGCAGCTCCAGTTAAATCATCTTTATCACTTACGTTTACATTGGGATGGTTAATAACTTCGATCATTTTCAATGATAGATATAGGTCGCTTTGGCTTGCATCCATATTAATATATATTGATATTTAAAATATATATTAATTAAGAACCACACATTAAACATTCTTCATCATCATCATCAACAGAAGGTTTTTTGTCGGGTTCAATAGTAAATTGTTGTGGTGCAGCTTTTGCTTTTGTTCGCAAATAATAGATGCCGGTCTTTAATCCTTTTTTCCAAGCAAAGAAATGCATTGCGTTTAATTTATTATAATTAGGGTCTTTCATCCATAAATTAGTGCTTTGACTTTGGCAAATAAAAGCTCCGCGGTCAGCACACATTTCTAAAATATGTTTCATTGGAATTTCCCATACAATTTTATATTTTTCTTTGATATGGGCTGGAATAGTATCAATATTTTGAATAGAACCATTATCAGCAATAATTTTATTTTTAATTTCATCGGTCCATAAATCAAGGTCAATAAGTTCACCAAGCATATATTTATTAACAACAACAAATTCACCAGCAATAGTTCTTCTAACATAAATGTTATTGGTGAAAGGTTCAAAACATTCATTAAACCCAAGAATTTGACTGGTTGAAGCTGTAGGCATTGGTGCTACTAAAAGGGAATTTTTAAGACCGTGAGTAATAATTTGTCCTTTTAATAATTTCCAATCATATCTCGTTGCGGGGGCATTCCACATATCAAATTGTAGAATACCTTTACTTGATGGAGAACCAGGGAAAGTTTCATAATAACCAGTTTCTTTTGCCAATTCCATGCTTTTTTCAAGAGCAGCGTGATATATAGTTTCAAAAATTTGTCTATTAATAATCTTTGCTTCTGTGGAATAATATGGAACATTCATTAATGCATAGGTATCAGCCAAACCTTGAACGCCCAAACCAATAGGTCTGTGTCTCATATTTGATCTTTTAGTTTTTTCAGTTGGATAGAAATTAACATCAATTACTTTATTTAAATTTGCAGTAATAACCTTTGTAATTTCGTGTAGGTGCTCGTAATCATAATATGGTTTAAAAATGGAACAATTATTTAAATCAGTGAAACCACCAATTTTATGTTCGCCAATAAAAATTTGAGGGAAAGTATTATGCTCTTGTATAAATTTATCAATAGGTTCTTTTTCAGAATAATGAATTTCTTCGAATATGATATTTCTTGAATTAAAGAATTTTTTGGTTCTTTTACACCATTTACAATTGCTTTTTGTATGGACTATAATTTTTTTATCTTCGGATGGAACAGTATATTTAACAAATCTAGCAAGAGCAATGGAGGCTAGATTACAAACGGCAGTTTCATTTTCATCACTATATTCGATGATCTCCGTACAGTTTGAAGTTATTACCCCATTAAAAATGCCTGCGTGTCGTAGAGGTTCATTAAAACAAAAGGTTTTATCAGTTCTATTATTATCTGTAATTTTAGATATTTTTACAAACTGTGTAGCATTTCTTTGCGGTGTGTGTTTATCGATAATTAATCGTTTTGGTGAAAATCCCAAATCTAATAATTTTTGTAAATCATTAGACCCGACCAATATTCGCCATATTTTTTTTGATTTATAATATTCCATTCCGCCCCTTCCATCCGGTAAATTGGACAATCTTTCATTCATATTTAAGGTTACTTTACTGGCTATACCACAAGTTTGCAACATTAGTTTTATTTTTAAAAGAAAATCTTTATGAATACACGAAATTTGTAGTGCTTGGTTTTTGTCATTTTTTGCTATAGACCCATCCCCATCACAATATCCTGCAAACCAATCTAATTTACTTTTTAACGAATAATTTGTGGGAACGAAAAATTTATCTTTTAAATCTAAGGGCAGTGTTACATTTAATTTATTGTCTTTTTTTTTACCGACAGAACGATAATCTAAATATTCCAATAATTTAATTTTTTCACCATATAATGAAATGTGTGCTTTTTTTGTATAAGAAATTCCACAACAATATTCATTAACTTCATTATTTA